TAAGAATATTAGCCTATAGACATAAATTATCTAAATTAACTCCTAAATTATCTTTAGCTGAAATAGAAAAACGCGTATCCTCTTATAAAATGATGTTATCTAAAAGAAGATCATCAAGAAGATCATCATGGAGATCATCCAGATCATCATGGAAATCAACCAGATCATCCAAGAGAAGATCACACAGACCATATAAAAATAGTGTTACATACAAGGTTGGAAGTATTGTAGTATCTAGAGGAAATATCTATAAAATGGTAGAAGCTGCAGGGGCTCCGGGTTATAGTCCTCATAGAGCCGGTGATAAATTATGGGTGAAAATTAGATCATCCAAGAAAAGATCATCTAAGAAAATATTATCTAGTAGATCATCCAAACAATCATTTAAATATGTAGGTTGCTATAAAGATGATCATAAAAGAGCAATTAAAAAATATGTTGGGGATGTAACAAGTAAAAAAGAATGTGAAAAATTAGCAATTAAAAACAATGCGAACGTATTTGGATTACAAGCAGGTGGTCAATGTTTTATAGGAAAACAAGATATAGATTCTGATTACAAGAAATATGGTTCTAAGAAAGACTGTGGTCGTCTTGGAGGATCTTGGACTCAACAAATATATTTAAAAAAAAGTTCTAAATCATCTGATGATTTTTAATAAAAATATCAAACAATATAAATAATTTTTAATTATTAAATAAAATAATAATTAAAAGTTTTTTCTGATGTAATCATAATAAGAATTAAATCTTTTAATATTTCTACCTCTAATCTTAAATGTTTCTAACATAATATAAAATTTATTAAATAAATCTTTTCTATCTTCATTATATGTTTTTTTTGCTTCCAATTTAAAATCATCCTTTTGAATAGGATTACTTAATTTACTAACAAATAATTTATCAGTAGTCATCTTGACGATTAAATTTTTTATTGCCATTGTAATATCTGGATCATTTAATATTACATGTAAATTTTTATCAGTTATTAATAAAAAACTTAAATTTATTGATTCTCTTTCCATATATATATATTTTATAATAAAATTTATATAAAATTAATCAAAATATAATTAGTTAATTCTTTATAGTAACGTCATATACGGGATTGGTATTTCCGACAGCTCCAAATACTAAATTTAAGAACGAATAAATTTAGTATTTGGCGGTATAAATAAATTTTTTAATGTTGGCATTCACCTGGTGCGACTATAATCGGCACACAATCACGAATATGAAGACCAGTACAGACTGATACTAATCTATCAAATCCTAAACCAAATCCTGCGGTTGGGGTTGATCCATTTTTTCTTAAATCTAAATACCATTTTAAAGGTTTAGGATCTATCTTTTTATCTTCTACTGTTTTCATTAATTTTTTATAATCATCTTCTCTTACAGATGATCCAATTAACTCTCCAAGTGATGGAATTAGTAAATCGCATGCTTGAACTGTTTTATTATCCTCATTTTGTTTCATATAAAATGATTTTAATGTTTTTGGATAATTGAATACAAAAGTTGGTGATTTAAAATGTATTTCACATATATATTTTTCACACTGAGATCCTAAATCATCACCCCATTTAGGAAGTTCTTTTAATTTATACATTTTCTTAATTTCAGCAGAATGTTCTGTAATTATTTCAACTGCTTGATTATATGTAATTCTTTGATAGGGTTTAGATACAAATCCTTTTAGTTTTTCTATCAACCCTTTACTTGTAAATTTATCTAGTAATTCTAATTCATCCATACATTCTTCTAAGACACGCTCAAAACAATATTGAGTATATTCTTCTTCTATATCTATCAAATCTTTTAAATTCATCCATGGAAATTCTCCCTCTACATGTGTAAATTCAGCAAGATGTCTATTAGTATGCGAATCTTCGGCACGGAAACTTGGTAGAATACATAAAACTGGGCCTGCTCCACGAAGTAATCCTTCTAGTTGTAATTGAGCAGATACTGTCATTGATACTCTCATCTTGAAAAAATCTTTAGAATAATCTATCTGAATTTTATCATCAAGTGTCGGTATATCACTAATCTTATTATTCATCAATTTAGTTAATGTGAATGTTTCACCTGCTCCTTCGCAATCATTCTTTGTTATCGTATTAGGATTCAACATCTTTGTTCCCTTACTTTTGAAAAATTCAGTTGTAGCATAATATAATGCCGATCTAATTGTCATTGATGCTCCAATTGTTCTTGACATACCACGTATTTCTTGATGATCTCTTAGTAATTCTAAACTTGGTTTTCCAGCTAATGGAAATGTCATTGGATCTTCTACACGATTTACATTGATAACTGTCTTTATTATAACATCATACGATTCTTTCTTTTCTGGATGTTGAATAACAGAAACATATAATTGAATACTTGCTCCAACTGTTATACCTTTAAGGCTTTCTATTTGTTCAGGATTTTCCGTCATTACTTGGATTCCACGAACATTTGATCCATCATATATTCCAAGAAATGTTCTCCCTGCTTGATCTCTTACATCTCGAATCCATCCATATAAATAACAATCTGTTCCAATTAAATTATTACCAAAATCACGACACCGTGTATGTGATGGAGAATATTTAACTTTTTGTTGAACTTGATCACACATTTTACTTTTATAATAAAATAACTATTTTATTATAATATTCATAAATCAATTTTTTAAACATCAACCGTTCTCTTTTGAGCAGAGTGTTGAAACTTACATGTAGTATTCTTGTTTTTACAAGTTAGACCAAAACGACATTGGGTAGTAACACGAGGATTCCATCCATCACCATGCTTAAACTTGCAACGACTATTGCTACATTCTACTCCATTCTTACAATCTGTATCTTTATGAGGATTCCATCCAACTGGATGACTGAAACGACACTTACCACTATGGCATTCTACTCCATATTTACATGTAGGTATTGATGATGTTTCTCTTCCTTCTGGATGAGCAAAAGAACACATTTCCTTACCACATTCTGCTCCATCACGACAATCAATATTCTTCTTCCAACTGGAATCATTTGTCTTGCTTGTGTTGAAACGTTCAGCACGATCACCTTGTTCAGTTCGAACAGGTCGCACACCATATCCTCTAATTGTTTGAGGACGCTTTTCAAAGCGATTCGAATGACGATGTTGTTCTTCAGATTCTGAAGCGTTGTTGCGCCAATTCCATCCTTCAGAGTGTTCAAAGATACATCTAGATCTACCACATTTAAGATCATTACGGCATTGAACTACTGTTGGAGCCCAACCTTCTGGATGTTCAAAAATACACTTTGAACGATTACATTCTAATGCCTTACGACATTCTACCACCTTAGGCTCCCATCCTTCTGGATGAACAAATTTACAATCCTTACGAGGGCATTCCCCAGCACGGCGACAATCATTTGTTTTTTGATTTTCTGACATTTTATTATATATATTAAGAGTTATTTGTTTAAGTGGTTACATTATCAATTTTTTATGAGATGTCTATTTTTACATCAAGCAAATAATGATTCCGGAATATTTTTTACATCATTTAATAATATATCAATATGTTTTTTTGTTAATTTTAACGGAAATTTTAAATTTTCAATCTTAAATGACCAATCCAATACACCATAATTTCCATATTCATCAATTGATGTTCTTAAAATATCAATTCTTTTACAAATAGTATCAATATTTCTCTTTAATTCCCTAATACCTTTATAACTTTTAGGACTTTTTAATACAATATATTCTATTATAGAATCATCTATTATTAATTGGTCTTCTAATCCAAACTCATTACACTTTTTAGGTATTATTATATTCTTAGCAATCTCTACTTTTTGTGTAGTTCCATATCCTTCTACATCTATTACATATAATCTATTCCTTAAAATAGGATTTATTACATCAATATTATTTAATGAACATATAAACCATATATTACTTAAATCAATCGGAATATCACATATAAATTTATCATAAAACATGTTATTTTGTGTGTTATCTAATATATGAATCAATTGATTTACCACTTCTAATCCCTCTATTGATTCACTAATCTTATCAATTTCATCAAAAAATATAATTCCGTTACAACAATTCATTTTTATTAGCGCGTCAACTATTATTCCCTGTTTTGATCCAACATATGTGTTTGAAAATCCATCTAAAAATGAACCATCTTTTATTCCACCCAATGATATATGATGAAATGGTAAATTTAATGATTCTGCCATCATATGAATTATTTTTGTCTTACCTACTCCAGCACTACCTACTAGGGATAATATTTGTTCAGATTTTCGTTTCTTTATAAATCTATTTATAATCTGCAGCATCAATTCTTCTTTTACATTTTTCATGCCATATAATTCATGATCTAACTTAATCTTAATATGTTTCAAAAACTCATTTGTATTTGTTATTAGCAGATCGATTTTTTTCTTAAATGGTATATTTAACACAGTTAATATCCAAGTCTTTAATTTAATATATTCCGCATCTTGAGGACTCATATCTTCTAACATTTTATATTTATTATATATAATTGATTTATATTGATCATTAAAATCCGATGTAATAATCTTTTGTTTTAAGTCCATTGCTATCTTATTTACCGACTCTAATTTTTTAATTTCATTATCCAACATCTCTTTATTAATTATTTCAGAAGGAGTCATTGATTGTATCTTTGTTATTTCTTCTTTTAGGATATCACGATACTTAATATATTCTTCCAAGTTTTCTTCATTATTTTTCATAATACAATACTTTTCTACTAATTTAACTTTATCTAATTCACTTACATTCTTTAATCCTAATATATTATCAATCGTTACTGTTTTATCATACAACTTTAGCTTAATCTTATTAAATAATGTTGTCATTTCTTTATTCTCTTTCTTTGATTTATTTCCTAATATAACATTATCGGCTTCCAAATCTAAATCACCTAAATTATACATATGACATTTCTCTTCAAAGTTTTCTATCTTTTCATTTTCTAGATCTGAACCTTCGCTATTGGATCTCTTTCGACCTTTTGATTTGTCTTTGTCTTTATTTTCTTTCTTATCTTTTTCTTTTTCTTTATTGTCTTTTTCTTTATTATCTAAGTCATTCAATCGTAAATCTTCTGAATTTCTTCTTGGACGTTTACTCATCAGTATTTGTATATTATAAATTAATAATTTTCGTTTATATTGTTAAAAATTGAAATTTGTTTTATTATTTAGTTCTATTAAAGAAAGAAACCTGCGACTTCTTTCGCAGCATGGCCGCACGTGGCTACAAGGGCGGTGGCGGTAGTGGTGGCGGTGGTGGTGCGAACGAAATAGCAGATTCCTCTCCTGCTGATCGCTGGAATGAGGCAATCAGGAAATTTGAATTGGGGCAGAAAAGAAAATTAGAATTAGAAAGAATAGTTCGGGGTATTCCGTGGGAAATCTATTCTTCAAACGAGGGAGAGAGGAAAAACTTTGAAGATGCTTTGATTGAGATGAAAGAGTTTCCGGAATTTGACTACGGGAAGTCCAGAGAAGAAAACCACGAAGATTGGACCAACGAGTTTATGAGTCACAATATTGGTGACCATGTCGTGGATTCTAAGCGCCGATATTCTATGATTATCAAGGAGAAGATTCGCGACGGCTCAAAGTGGAGGTATGTGGTTCAGCTTGACGGTATAATAGTTTTTAGCCCTGAAGTGTTTAAGATTTTTTGCGAAAACGGTGTTGATAACTTTAAAGACACTTTTGAGACACGGCATTATGAGCTTAGGTATAGGGCAGAAGAAGAGGGAGATAACGATAAGCTAGCAGCATGGTCGAGTATTCTCAAGGGGATGCTAGAGGAGGCCTTCACAGACGAAAAGAAAGCCCTTGCTGAAATAGCCAAAGCATAGAAGTTATCATATAGACAAAAAAAATTTTTTTATTTTGTTTATATTATAAAAATTGATTTTTTAATATTATAATTTATTATAATATAAACAAAAAAAATGGGACAATTATGTTGTTCATGTTTTAAAGAAACATCAATACTTCCGACCAAGGATGATAAAATGATTCATTCACCAATATTTAATAATTCTGAAGCAAAGTATTCTAGTTTTAATGAAGATCCAAATTCACCTGATTCAATAATGTCAAGTTCTCCAAAATCTGAATCTCGTTCGCCTTATCCAGACTTAAGAATTAAGATTCCAGTTGATAAAGAAATTTATTTTGATGATGATAATCGTAATAAAAGATCTAAAAAGAATAGATTATGTTAATTATTTTATTGAATAAATTAAATTTTTAGTTTAGCAACATTTCTGATAACTTCTAATATATCATACATTATTTTACAATCAACTTCATTATAAGATATTAAATCATTAAATTCATTTTCTTTATTTAATAATTTTACGTATTTATCATAAGCAATTGTGTTTATTTTATTATCCATCAAAATATTACTATCCCAATAGGTTGTTATTAATTTATTTTTATACATACCTTTTCCTACACTTTTTAGAGAAAATCCATATGCTCCCTTAACAGTAATAACATTTTCCCGAAAATATTTGTATAAGTCAAACCATCTAATATTATTTAAGGGCAGATCTAACTTTGAAATCATCTTATTTAAGAAATTTGGTTCTACACTTGACCAATGATAATATAATGGCTCATATGGTTTATCTTTAGAAATGTACTTATTATTTGTCTCCTCAATATATGCTCTTAATTCATCATACATCTTTCTTTGAGACTCTTCATCGAGTTTTTCTAGTGTCATACACTTATATGTCCATTTTTTATCATATACATATCCTAAACCAATCATATATACATATTCACGACTTGATCCATCAGTTTGATGATTTATTGTCTCAAAATCAATATAGTATTCTAAATGATTTGATGATAAAATTTTAAATGGTGTAGGATCTAAAGTCTTGAAAAATACAATTTTATCACTTTTATCTCTATTTGTATTCAAAATAGCATCAACTAATTTACCATTTATCCCATTCATTTGAAGTAGCGAACTATTTAATCTTGGATCATCAAATCTTGTAACTCCATGAAGTTTAGCAATCTTTCGGTGTTCTGGAGTTAAATATGAGATTAGTGTAATATCTTTAATTTCTTCAGCACATTCTGTCTTAATATGTCTATATCCATCATCATTTGTATTACACATATTCGGAAGAATATTATCATTTGAAGGTGGTTTGTGAGTCCAATCAGTTGATTTTTTTAGATCTTGAAGCCATAGAATAGAATTATTAGCATCTCTAATAATAGATTTATCAAATTCATTAAAATCTATCATACCTAATTTATCCATATAATCATTAGATCTTTCAACTACTTTCTGTTTATTAATTTGTCTCTCCATCTTCCATCCACGACCTAATATAAATGCTTTAGTTGTATCTATAGACTGCATATGTTTTAATGCCTCATTATATATACTCAATTGATACTTAAATGGAGCGACTGATCCACCATTACGAACTGTCTTATTATCTACATTAAATTGAATACATGCTGATTTAATGTCTATCGCATAATAATACTTGTTGTGCGGAAATATAGTCTCTTTAATATCATCTATATCATATTTTGTGTTTGTTATCTCGTTTATCATATCACTGCGAACCAATAAATCTACACTACCTAATGTCTTTGTTGTCGGATTTTGGAGTACTCCTTGATATATTAATGGAATGCCGTCATACATTGCGCGGAACGTTTTAATACACATATCTTTATCACGTGCTTCATATGATTTACATATTTCAGTAAACTTTGTAGGATATTTTGCTTTAATATGTTCAATTACTTTATTTTCAAAATCTATTCCTTCTTTAAATTTAGATTCAACAAATTCACTAAATGATCTTTTACTTTTCTTATATTGTTTTACAGGATCATCTGAATATTTTGTAATACCATATTCATCATAGTAATCAATACAGCGATCTTTAAGAGCACTATTTCTTGTTTTAGAAGCAGCAACCCATTCATCTGTTATAGTATAATCAAATTTTTCTTTAACAAGAGAATCAAATTCAGACAATTGTTCTGAATCATCTCTTTTTCTTTTACCTGATTGAGTTGCTTTAACTTTACTTTCAACTGGTTTTTCAAATCGCATAATAGTTTGTATTGATATATTTTTATATTCCTTATTATATATATATACTTTACATTCTTGATAATTTAGAAGTGTAAGAATGGTCTTAATATTTAATACATAATCTTCTGATAATTCTTTATTATTTTCATCGTTTTTATTTTGAATATAATAATCAATTAATTTATTATCATGAATATTATATATCTCGTAATTCTTATTCTTTATTTTAATATATCTATTTAATTTATCAATACCACTAATTTTAAAATCATTAAAACTTTTATACTCTAATTTAATATTTATTTGATCTGAGAATGAATTACATTTTTCTATAGCATTTGAAAATCTACGATCATATACAGCTAACATCTTTTTATAAATTATAATAAGTTATAATTTTATAGTAAGAAAATACATAATCAATTTTTATCTAAAGATATATATACTTATTTGATGAATAATAAAAAAATAATAACTTCTATTCCAATTGAATTTGATAAACAAGATGAAGGTCATGGTGCGCACAATCCTTTAACTTGGAAAGTAATAACTACTTATTATGCTGTAAGAGGATCATATCCATTTAAAAATTATAATAATAAAAAAGTGCTCACTAGTGCTTTTGAAGGAAAGCAATCAAATAATGATGAATTAGTTAAGGAACATTTTAAAGCAAAAAGAGAAAGAGGATACGGAGTATTTGTAAGAAATCTTAAATGATTATTACAAATGGTATTTTAAATTCAAAATATTCATTAGCAACCAATTTAACTTTGCTCCTGATTCAATCATTTCATACTTTTTACTTGTTGCTCTTACGGATTCTTCCTTAATATTAATCTCCAAAATAATTTATTTCTTACTGGTTCAAGGATTTTTGTTTGAGGTTCTAATAGCATGCCTTCCTTAATATGCGTATCTCTTAAGCGATCAAATTCAGTATAAAGAATATAATTTCTATCATTTTTTTTCCGCACGTATTCTAATCTAGCTTTTACTAAAAGTGTCCATAATTCAAGATTTTGAAACTGAGGATCAACAAATGAATTACATAATTCACCATAATCGGATGTATCTATATAATATAATATACCTACTGAAGCTACTATTTCTGAACATGTTTTATTTTGAATATAAAAATACTCTAAATAACTTTGCGTAACAGAAACATTCCATGGATCAGATTTATTATGCTTTTCGTTTGGATCTGGTTTAGAATATAATCGTTGTAATTTATTCTCAATAATTGAATCTGTTCCACCTGTAAAAGGACCTTGTATAATAGGATTACCATCTTGATCGCTATTAATGTCAAGTAAATATCTAAATAGAATATTTATTTCTTTTTTTAATTTCTTAGTATCAGATTGCTTATTACTTAAATCTGCTAATTCTATTATTTTACTTTTTAATTTATCCATTGAAAATTAATATATATTAAAATATAAATTAATTTATATTTTGATATTATTTATAATATCATTAAAATAGTCTCCTAACTTATTAAAAACTATTTTAAAATCTATATAGTCTAATATAAAATTATTATTATAAAATGATAATCCATCTATTTTAATTCTTTCATACCATTCATTTGTTTTTTCATTAGATTTAAACTTAAATAACATTAATAATAAAATGTCATTTTTTAAATCTATTTCACAGTCATCTATTTGGAGATGATTAATAAAATTCATAAATATTTTTTTATTTTCAAATATATTTATAATATTATATTTATTATGATTGTATATTATATTTGAATTAATTAATATATTTATTACAGTATCAATCGATGGTTCTATATTATAGTCACTTTTATAAAATATAATAATCTGTTCTATTTGATTATTAATACTATTAATATTATCATTTATTATAAATAAATTAAGATCAATATATTCTTTTCCATCTGAATTTATTTGATCTTTAATTTGAAGTGATTTTAATATTTTTGAACAAATTATATTAATATTTTGTTTATTATTAATTACCTTTATCATTTCATTATTATTTATAGGATCATTCTCATTTTTTAAATCAATTAATCTTTGATCTAATATTAATACATTATTATTATTTTTAATTTGGTCAATTAAATCTTTCATTAATTCAATAATATCATCAATTGATACTAGTTGTTTTATATCTATAATAAATTTACCTATGATTATATCAATTGAATTTTCTAAATAATTTTCTAACATTTCATTCAAATTTTCTAATTCTTCAAATAAATCCTCCAAATAGGGTATTATATCGATTTCTTCATTTTCATTTGAATTTTCTTTAATAATATTATAAATCTTATAATAATTTTCTAATATATTTAAAATATGTTCAATTATTTCAGAATTTATTAATTTATCATCAAATTGATCATCTGAATAATTAAAAATTTTTAATAATTCTTTAATAATTTTAGGTTCTTTTTGTAAAATATTTTCAATATTTTGCTTATATATTTTTAAATTATCAGAAACAATTAATATAATATTTTTTGATTTCAATATATTATCTATCTTTATTTTTATAATTAATATTACTTGAATCAAATTTAATATCGAAAAATAATCAATTGTTATATCATTGTGTTTATCATCAATTGTATCATCATGAACTATCTTACAAATTGGATCTAAGATTAATTTAATTTCTCTAATTCTTTTTTTAATTTCAATATTATTTTTAATCGATAAATTATTTACTATTTGATATAATTGAGTATAATAGTTATCATTACAATTACTTATTAGATAATAGATATTATCAATTATATTTAAATTAAAATTAATATTTGATATGTTATATTCATTTGATAATAATTTAATATTATTTAAAATCATTTGAATATCTATTTTTTTTTCTATATTTGTATTTGTATTTGTATTTGTATTTGTATTTGTATTTGTATTAGAGGATTCATCAGTTGAATTTAACTTATCAATTATGGTTAATTTATTAAATAAATCAATATTATTTAATATTATTATTTCATTTGTATTATAATAATCACAAATATTTGTATCATTTAATACACTTAATAAAATATATACAATCTGTTTATTCTCTAAACTATCTTTAAAATTTATATCAATTGATGTTAATTTATTTATTTTATTTGATAAAAAATATCTTACTATATTATTATATTTTGTAATAGAACAATTATTTATTAATTTATATAATAAATATTTTTTTAAAGGTAGATAATATGTATTAAAATAACCAATATTATTTGAATCTAGAATATCATCAATATTCATTAATATTAAAGCATATAATAAAAAATTGAAAATAACACATATTTTTATCAAATTTTAGAGTGATATATTCTTCCATCAATAGTAAAATGGATTATCATTCTATTCAAAATACTATAACAGGAAATATTACATCCTACTTTTCAAATGTAACAATAACTGGAAATGAGCAACTTGATAAAATGGTAGGCATTCAAATTGCTATGCAATTTACTAGTGTAATCTCTATGTTATTTGGATACATAGCAGTAATAATTCCATGTATATTTAAACTACCATTATATTTACCTTGGTTATATAAAAAATTAATGAATAAAAATTACATTATTATTGAAGTAGAAGGAAGTGTAAAAATGTATCACCTATTACTAATATATATACAAAATATTGAAAAGAATAAAACAGATAAAATGAATAATTCAATATATTTATTAAATATATTAAATTCATTTGACTGGATTAATAGTCTATCATATCTTAAAAAAGATAAAATAACTACATTTAGTAAGGAAAAATCATCATGTGTAAATCCTTGTTATATAATTAGAAAAATTAAGTTTGAAGATATAACAATTTATATCCAATATGATGTAAATTCAATTTCAGCAGCATATGACACTAATAAACCGATATATATTTATTTTAATTATTGGTATTGTAATAAAGAATATATTGATAGATTCTTTAAATATATCAAAACAGAAATTGGCTCTGCTGAATCAAGTGATAAAACAAAATTAGTTTTAAAATATGCCAAAGTATATAAAGATGATGATCATTATGTGGATTTTACTAAAAAGAAGATCCCAAAAAGATCTCTAGATTCAGTATATCTACAAAAAGAAACTAAACAAAAACTATTAGATGATATTGATAAATTCAAAGGTATGGAAGACTTCTACAGAGAACATAGTATTTCTTACAAAAGAGGCTATCTTCTTGTCGGTCCTCCAGGAACCGGAAAAACTTCAATCATTAAAGCAATAGCATCTCATTATGACTATGATATTATTGTTGTAAATTTAAATCAATTTAATGATGATAATATTAATCGCGTATTTAATGATATGAATGATGACAAAACAAAAATTTATCTCTTTGATGATTTTGATAGTTGTTCATTATTTGAAGATAAAGGACCTGGCATTGTAATTAATACCGGAACAAAAAATAAATCATCAGATAAACTAAGTTATTCTGGATTTATTAATGCCTTATCTGGCATAAACGATTGTGTAAATGGATGTTTTATTTTTATGACAACTAATAATTTAGATAAAATTCCTAAGAATTTATTAAGACCTGGTAGAGTTGATATGGTAATTGATATTGGATTTGCTGATAAAGATCAAATTACCCTAATAACTCATGATTTTTATAAAGGAAATGATGAACTAAAAGTAGGAATTTTAATAGATAAATTGGTAAAAAATAAAAAAGAACTAACAATCGCTGTAATTCAAGACTACTTCATTCGATTTAGAGAAATCGATGAAGCAATTGAAAATATTGAAGAGTTATATTAATTTATCATTAAAATTATAAAAATTATCAAAATTATCAAAATGGATACATTTTAAATCAAATAAATTTTGATTTAAAATTATCAAAATGGATACATTTTAAATCAAATAAATTTTGATTTAAAATTAAACATGCCACTGTTTTGTCTCAACATTTTGGACAAATCTCTGCCTCAGATTAGAATTTTCAGGAGACTTCGCACGAATAGTTTGCTCTGGTGGAGCAAAAAATCCAGTACTAGTACTTTTCTTAAGCAAATTCTTTGGACTTGAGGCACTTGGAAGTGGTAGAACCAAACGCTGCTCCTCGTCACGCTCAATCTTTCTTTGACGCATTTTTTGAATAGTCGAAGATATCTTGTAAATACAATATAATGATATTACGAAGATGATTACGCAAATCATTAACCATGATTTTCTGGTTGTTTTCTCTATCTCACTAACTGAAGTATCAATCTTTTTTACAATCTCATCCATTTTTTGTGAAGGCGTTGGCGCAGTTAGATTCAACTTCTTCGTCAGATTGAGGTTAATCTTATCGGTAGTATTGACAATGCTCTTAGCAGTTGTGTTTTGGTTACTCTTCAGCGTAGTGTTGAAGATTCTCTTCGCAGTTGCGTTTTGATTACTCTTCAGCGTATTGTTGAAGATTCTCTTCGCAGTTGCGTTAAGAATGCTCTTCGCAGTTGCGTTGAAGTTATTCTTCACCGTAGTGTTTAGGTTGCTCTTCACCGTAGTGTTGAGGTTGCTCTTCACCGTAGTGTTGAGGTTGCGCACAGTCTCATTTTGAACTGCCTGGTTAGCAACAGAAGTAGGTGTTGATGTTGGCGTTGGAACAAGTGTCGTTGTTGTTTCAATACCATAACAGAAACTGACCTGACAAAAGAAGACAGCCAATAGCAGACGCACGAAGGTCATTTTTGCGATGCCGCAGTGAATAAAAATAGAAGAATAACCATATTATTATTGGTTTTTTCAATTTTTTAAAGAATTAATACTACAAAAAATACTTGTTAAAGCATAAATATCATAGCAAACAATAACTGACATTATTGTAATGAATCCAAATATTAAACATTTATCTTTTTTTGTAATTTTATAATTTCCCATATAATTTCTTTTATTTTTATATAAATACATAAAATTAATATTATTTAATTCTTAAATAATATATAATAAAAATATGACTGATAAAAAAATCTTCCTAATATTTCCTACTCAATTATTTAAAGATTTAGAACCTTTAAAAGAAACAAATGAAATATTTCTTGTTGAAGAACCAATTTATTTTACCAAATATAAATTTCATAAATTAAAACTAGCATTTCATCGAGCCTCTATGAAATCTTATTTTGATTTATTAAAAGATAAAAAATTTAAAGTATCATATTATGAATATAATGATGATTGGTTAAAAGATCTTAAAAAAAGTGAAGTATCATTTTATGATCCGGTAGATCATGATTTAATGAAAAAGATGAATGGAGGCAGTAAAAAATATGGTTATAAAATTGACCTTCTAGAGACACCAGCTTTTATTACATCATACGAAGATCTAGAAATTTATAATAAAAAACAATCTGGTAAAAAATTTACTCATGATTCTTCTTTTTATCGTTGGCAAAGAAATAGATTAGATATTTTAACTCCAATTGGAAGCAAATATAAATTATCATATGATGATGAAAATAGAGTTGCTTTTCCTGATAAAGAAAAAGATGTTTTTAATCCTCGCGAATTAAAGAGCACGTATGTTGAGGAAGCTAAAAAATACGTTATTAAGCATTTTAAAGATAATTGGGGAAGTTTAGAAAATTTTATTTATCCAATTGATCATCAAGGAGCTCGTAAGTGGTTATTAGATTTTATTAAAAATAGATTTAAATTATTTGGTAAATTTGAAGATGCTATTCATTCAGATATAAATTTTGGTTATCATTCTGTTTTATCTCCTCTTCTAAATATAGGGCTTCTAACTGATCAAGATCTTTTAGATGAAGTTCTTCCTTTAAAATCTAAAATACCTATAAATTCTTTTGAAGGATTCATTAGACAAATTATTGGATGGAAACAAAGTATGAGATATTTATATGAATTCCATTTTGATAAATTTAATAATAAAAATTTTTTAAATCATAATAACAAAATATCAAGGAAATTTTGGGATGCCAACACTGGAATTCCGCCAATAGATAATTGTATTAAAAAAATTCAAGATATAGGTTATCTTCATCACATTGAAAGATTAATGGTTATGGGACAATTCTTTTTAATAACTATGGTTAAACCAGACGATGTATTTGATTGGTATATTAGTTTAGTTAGTATGGATGCCTATCAATGGGTAATGACGCCAAATATTTACGGAATGATTATGTATGCGGACGGTGGATTTATGATGAGTCGTCCATATTTATCAAGTAGCAACTATATTAAAAAGATGAGTAATTACAAAAAAGATGAGACTATAGTTAAGTTGAAAGATGGAAATGAATATAAATGGTATGATATATGGGATGCGTTATACTATAACTTTATAGACAAACATCATGCTGTCCTAAAAAAAATCTATGCTACTGCTAGAAATACTTACCATTGGGACAATAAAGCAAAGGAAGAAAAAAATAGGCTATTAAAATTAGCTAAATTATATTTGGATTTTCTTTAATTTTAAAAATATATTATTAATATTTTAATAATAATATATAAATTAATTAACGTTATAAATCTGTTCGACTCTTAATTCTTTTAATGATGTCTGTTGTAGAAATTTCAGGTGTATATGGAATTTCCTTTACTATTCCCATTTCATACGGAATTTTTACCATTATTTTTATTTCTTCTATTGTTCGATTATTTGGTATAAAAATTTGATTAATCTTATGAAGGTCTATATATTCTTTAGTTATAGAAAGTGGGGCATCTGGTATAATTTTATCTACATATTTACAAGAGCTAATTACTTTAATACGTTCATCCATTGTAAAAACTGGCAATCTCTTATAAGATTTTACAGTTTCATCATTATGAATACCTACATACAATTTATCTCCATCTTTTTTTAATTCATATATTCTTCTTAGATATTCTGAATGACCATAATGAAACATATCAGCAACCATATCAGTATAAAATATCATTTATTATTAATAAATAAACTTATTTTTATAATCTTATTTAAAATATTCAATTGAACTAGAAAATATCCCAGATCCTTTATTTTTAAAATGTCCCCAACCTCCTATATTATTGAAATAATCCTTTAATGTAATAAATGTATTTTTACGTGGTAAATATTCATTATTTAACATATCATCAACTGTAGTATAATATCTATTAATTTTTAGTAGTTCATTAGCAAATTTTTGTGTAATTGTATATGAACAAGTACCATAATTGTAATAATATTTACTAAAGAATTTATTATAAATACATCTAGTTTGGTTATTTACTTGTGAGGGATGTCTCCAAAAATTTACACAGTCATAACTTGGTAAATACTTAAATATATTCTTCAAATGATCAAAATTAAGATCTTCGGAAATATCAGCATCATCTTCTAATATTATATAATTTATATCTGTTGAAGATTTAGCAATATGTTTCCAGGCTTTCATATGAGACAGAAAACAACATATTTGTCCTTTTATTTTATTACTGTTTTTATATTCTACATTTATCTTAATATTATTTTCTTTTGCTGATTCTTCAATATTATGAACTTTCCAATAGTATGCTTCTATAATTTCGGCACTTATATTTAATTTTTTAAATTTTTCAATTAAATTTAATACATGATTTCTACGTTCTTCTATTTCACTTATTGAAATTATAAGGATTCTCCATTCTTTTAAACTATTGTAAATAATTGGATATAATTTTATATCTTCTTCTCTAGCATTATTTGGGTTCATATCACCTTCGTGCGGATATCTTTTTTCAATTGGAAATAATGTTGGTGGATAATTACCCCAATACTTTATTGAATATTTTTGATAATTATTCGGTAAATAAACATTTATACCTTCAAATTTTCCTTCACTCAATGGAAATATTTCATCATATTTCATATTAATTACATCACCAATTTGATGATCCTTATCTGCTAAACATATTAAATCATCATCAATTTTTTTATAAACAAATATATCAATTTGTAATCCCGTATGACAATTTCTAGGAGCATAAGTTGTATAATGTGAATGTAGATGTCTTATTTTTCTTATATTTAAATTATATAATCGATCATTGTCTTTATATTGTAACCATAAATCTGAAGATAATTCATTCGCTTTAGAACGAAATATTTCATAATCAGTGTCTAACATACAAACATCTACATCGCCATCATAAGGAATCCATCCATGATGGCGAACTGCTCCAATAAATGTTCCTTCTACACACCAATATTTTAAATTATATTTTCTACATACTAAATCAAATGATCTTAACATTTCTGTCATTATTAATTGTGATTTTTTCAAATTATCTTTATTTACTTTTGGTGATAAATCTAAATTTAAATATTCTTCAGTATTTACTAAACAATATTGATTTGATTTTTCCATATATATATATGTTAAAAACAAATATATATTTTTAAATAAACCTGCCGTAAAAACTAAAGTTAAGAATTCCTTTGTAGGCTGCTCTTTAGAGCAGCATCCAAAAAAATTGAGCCGTTGATTGGCAAAGCTAATCTTCCTACCAATTTTTTTGTAGGCTTGGATTAAAGATCCAAGCATCCAAAAAAATTGAGCCGTTGATTTAAGCGAAAACGAAGCTTAAATCTTCCTACCAATTTTTTTGTAGGCTGCTCTTTAGAGCAGCATCCAAAAAAATTGAGCCGTTGATTTAAGCAAAGCTTAAATCTGCCCACCAATTTTTTTGTAGGCTTGGATCAAAGATCCAAGCATCCAAAAAAATTGAGCTGTGGATTGGCAAAGCAAATCTGCCCACCAATTTTTTTGTAGGCTGCTCTAAAGAGCAGCTTCCAAAAAAATTGAATTATAATTACATATTACACCCCATATTTTGAAATAAAATTTTTGTCCCTCTATCATGAGCGACTCTTCTCCCGAGCTAACCGACAAAGCGTTTCGCGCGCTAGCTGAGGAGCGTGGTTCCTTGCTTTTTGAGACTTGGTGGCGGGAACGCAAGTCAGTTATTGAAGACAAGATTTTTGTGTTATTTGATGACAATGGTGTGCCTCATTCTGTTGGCGCTACAGTTTTCAGCGACCTGTACAAGTGGACAATGATGCCAGTCATGCGGCTTCTGCAGTCTCTGAAAGGCAAGATTACTGTTGCGTTTGGGATTGACTTGCGCGACGAAGGTATGCGAGAGGCTCTGCGCCGTGATCACGCAACCAAGAACCGAGTTCTGATTAACAAAATTCACGAGGCTTTGAAGTCTTTGGAGTTGCGGCAATTTGACACTGAGGTTTTTACCGAGGTGCTGAAGGGTCCGCGTGCCAACATCTTTGAGCCCGGCACTGTTGAGGCAATCTGCTTTGAGACCGGAAAGACCCGCACACTGGTTGATGCTGGTGGCGTTAAGGATTACGGCATCAAGTATGTCCGCACGCCTGCTGACGAGAACAAGATTACGATTACTTTTTATTATGACCCGAACGCAGAGTATGCGCCGGAACAGAAGAACGATGACGGCTCTCTGAAGAAGGCAGCAGAGAAGGGTGTCCATTTCATTGAGGTTACTGGCCCTTGGCACCGCGTCACTTGGCTGGAGACAAGCGTGATGCAGTGCGTATATGAGGCCAAGCTTCGGCATGACTTGGAGACGGCTTCTCCTCGCATTACCTACATGGACTGGCTGCGCAATGCCCTTTTGCGTTGCGCAGAGAGTGTTGCCTACACACAGTTGCTTCAGGAGAAGAACCCATCTTTCAAGCCGGCACTTTTCACTGGGCGCCGAACTGGTGGGCTTTTGTTTTTGATGCTGCAGAATTTGTTTTTTGCTGACCACTTCAAGCAGTTCATGCCCCCAGCCGCAGGCGGATCGATTGTTGTTCCTAACAGTATTGCTCTTCCCACCGCTACTGACGCATTGGGAACGTCTTCTGTAGATTGTTGGGTATTGCTTCGCAAGATGGGCTTCCCATGCTTGAACCCTGTTGGGACACACGCACACGAGTTGTCAATGGTTCTGTCTGTGCTTTACCCGCATCTTGATCAGAACAAGTTCAATGTGCCCATTACCCAGATTATTGGTCACTACCTTTACTACGAGCTTGTTTGGAAGAAGACTCGCGGACCCATGCCAATGCTACCCGACACTCTTGGCACTCGCGCGTTTATGAAGGCAGCAAACCTGATTACAATTGAGATTGATGGAATTCAGCACAAGTTTCTTGACGTCATCCAGTCAGGCCGACAGGATTCCGGGAAGCTTATGGACTTCTTGCGGAACATGATTGAGTTTGGCTATTTTAACACTGATGGTAGCTCCAAGATTATTGCTGGAGTTTTGAATTCAATGATGGCGTCTGAGATTGACTCTACCCAAGCGCTGATGAATGCCTTCAAAGCAGGCTATGGCACGTTTGGGGCAGGTGGCTTCTTTGGCGACAGCGAGAAAGTGTGGGGCAATCCGGAGGCAAAAAGCAACTCCATGGCAGTGAAGGCCGTGCGTGTTTCGTACAAGGACAACTCTCTTACTAGCTATTGGGGTATTCCGTATATGAAGCGGAACTGGTGGAATTGGTACGAGATTACGGGCTACCCTATTAAGATTGGCGATCCCGAGGAGAGACTTGGTGCGACTTTGAAGGAAGGCAAGTTGTCATTGGACAAAAACCTTTCCGAGAGCGTGCTTAAGTCAATTAAGGCTTGGGCAGCAAATGTGCGAGCGAAGGCGGTTAATCCGCGGTTGATTGACACAGACGGAAAGTTTGCTCCTCAGAGTGGCATTCCGCTCAGCACATTATTTTCGAAGGAGACTGGGATTGTCAGGGAGAAGACCCTCCTTGAGAGACTCTGGAGTTTCTTCTCCTAAAAAATTAGATTGAAAGACTTTAGATTAAAAATAAAAATTCATTTTTATTTTTAATTAATCTTATTTTATATATTCAATAATATATATATATGTCATTTGAAAAGTATTTAAAATATAAAACTAAGTATTTAGAATTAAAAAATAGTTCTACTAACTCATTAGAAGGTGGTGCCTATATAGGAAAAAATAAATTATATTCTACAACTCGAGAAGAAAATACTAACTGCGTTTTATTAAAATCAACTCCTCCTCAAGTATTAACTGATGAATATTTACGTTGTTGCGCTCATGAGGAAGGCCAACAATTATTAGATAATTGGTTAGATACTCGTGACTCTCAAATTAAGCAAGTTTTAAAACTATTTGATCGTAAAGGCATTCCATATACTCCTCCTTCTGCGACTACTTTTAGTGATTTATATAAATGGACGATGATGCCAGTTATGAGAAAATTAGAAAAATTAAAAAATAATAATTGTACCGTTACTTTTGGTATTGACTTACGCGAACCTACAATGAGACAAGCTTTAAGAGACGATCATGCTACAGCTGAGAAAAAATTAATTAAAAAAATACATTCAGCATTAAAAACATTAGAGTCTAGACAATTTGATATAAGAGTTTTTGATGAAGTATTAATTGGAAATCGTGCTGAAATATTAGAATCAAGTGATGTAACCGCAATATGTAAACAAAATGATGTGTATCGAACTCTTGTAGATGCTGGTGGAGTTAAAGATTATGATACTGTATATGTAAGAACACCTGCCGATAAGGATAAAGTTACATTATCATTTTATTATAAACCTGCTGCTGAATATACTCCAGCTAAAGTAAATGCTGAAGGAGAAATTACTACACCAGCGGAAACAGGTGTTCATTTTATTGAAGCAACTGGACCATGGCATAAAGTAACGTGGTTAGAAACTAGTATGATGCAATGTGTATATGAAGCTAAATTAAGATATGATTTAGAAACTAAAGAAATAAGCTATAGTAATTGGTTATATGGAGCATTATTACGTTGTGCTAAAAGTGTAGCATATACACGTTTAATTCAACAAAAGAAACCAACTTTTAAACCAGCTTTATTTACAGGTCGTAGAACAGGTGGTTTAGTATTTATATTGTTACAAAATATGTTTATTGCTGATCATTTTAAACAATTTGTGCCTCCTGCTTTAGGCGGTTCAATAGTCGTTTCAAATAGTATAGCTAAAGTAACCGATACAGAATGTTTAGGAACATCTTCTGTTGATTCATGGGTTTTATTAAGAAGAATGGGATTACCTTGCTTAAATCCTGCTGGAACTCATGCACATGAATTATCAATGGTTATATCAGCATTATATCCTCATGTTGATCAAAATAAATATAATTTACCAATTACACAAATAATTGGACACTATTTATATTACGAACTTGTTTGGAAGAAAACAGGTGGGCCATCACCAATGTTACCAGATACTCTTGGAACACGTGCTTTTATGAAAGCAGCAAATTTAATAAATATTAATACTGTAGTAAAGGATGCTGCTGGAAATAAAAGAATAGAGTTAAAGAAATTTATAGAGGTTGTTCAATTAGCAAGACAAGATTCAGGTAAATTACCACACTTTAAAGAAAATATGATAGAATTTGGATATTTTAATCCTGATGGGTCTTCTAAACTTGTTGGCGGAGTTCCAAATTCAATGATGGCTTCTGAAATTGATACATCTAGATCATTATTCGAAGCTTGTCGCGAGGGATATGCCTCTTTTGGAGCTGGTGGATTTTTCGGTGATAGTGAAAAAGTATGGAGTAATCCAAACGCAAAAAGTAATAGTATGGCAGTTAAAGCTGTTAGAGTTGTGTATGAAGATACTTCAGCAAAAAATTATGGCCCAATACCATATATGCGTAGAAATGGAAATGTAATTACCGGATATCCAATTAAAATTGGCGATCCAGATGAGCGTTTAGAAAGAGATCTAAAAGAGGGTAAATTATCATTAGATAAAAATTTAACTAATGCTGAACTTATTGAAATAAAAAGATATGCCGCAAATGTTCGTGCTAAAGCTGTAAATTTTGGATATGAAGCTCCAGTTGTCGCTCCAGCAGATGGAATACATTTTGATACATTATTTAATATTAACACTGGAATTGTTGAAGCAGGTCTTGCTAGTTTAAGGGGAGGTAATATGAATGGTGGTCTATTAAATTGGTTATTTAATTAATTTTAATATTTTAATTATAATTTATAATTAAAATAATTATTTTAAGCAAAAGCTACTCTTCCAACAACTGTGGTTCCATCATATCCAATTACATTAAAGCCTAATCCAGATAATAATCCTCTATCAGCTTCAACAAATGATGATCCTCTTAGAGCATTTGAATATGTTTGTAACATTTCTACAAATGTAGCTCCAACTCTTTCATCAAGTCCTTCTAAAGGCCTTGCTTCAAAACGACCCAAATATTCACCTACTGATGGAACTTGGTGAGGAGCAAATCTAGTTCCAAACATAAAGAAATTAAATTGAACAGCTACACCCGCAAAAGCAGCACTATACACTTTTCTTAACATTGCTAGACCTTGTAAGATAGTGTGAATTACACAAACATTACCAACATTTCCACATACATTTATATTAAGAACAGTTATTGGTGTCCCTTTTGCATTTTCAACGGCTAAGGCAGCAATTATATATTCAAATAATCCGGTTGTATATCTTTCTTCAACTGGTACTGCTGACATAACAATTTTACCATCACCACCACGTGTGTAGTGAGAGTGATAATTAAATGCAGAATTAGCATCATAACTACAATATTGTCCTTTTAATAATTGAACAATAGGAACTGGGGCAACATTACGTATATGAGCCTTTGCTGGTTCTTCTGTTCTATGACGAGTTGTTCCAGATACAGCTGAAATTAATGCTGTTCCGCCTCCTGCTAAATTTGTGTGAGTTAATTGTATTTTAGGTCCTAAAGATGCTGCTCTAATTTGTTCGATAATTGGAGTAAAACTTTTATCAGCAATATAATAAACTGAACTTACTTCATTACCAACAATTGGTAATCCACCGTATTCTGGTTTAACTAAACTATCCTTATGTTTAGTAGGAGCAATATAATCTCTTAATAATGTTTTATCTGCGGGGGTTTTAATTAAATATTCATCAGCATCACCAATATCTCCTCTTAAACATACAGAATTTCTATCTACGCAGTGAGATGTCCATGTATTTGGAGGAGTTTCAGGCTTACCTGAACTAATTATAGAGGAATGACCGTATGGGTGAAAATCTCTTGTCATTACAGTGTATCCAGGTTGTTTTAAAGAAATTAATGCTAAAATTTCTCCGATTTGACCTAAATCTAAATTAATATCAGATTCAACTGAACCAGTTAATGGTCCATACGCATTTGAGGTTTTAAAACTACCACCAAACATAAAACAATTTTGTACATCAATTACTAAATTAACATTCATCGTTCCAGAACCACCAAATTGATTCTTTAATTCTAAATACTTAGCTTTGTATTTTAAATACTTTTCATAGTAAGTAGACATTTTATATATATATAATAGAAGTAGAAATTTAAATCTTTTATTTAAAGTAAACTTATTAAATATTATTATGTATAAATTATCAATAGGAGCTTTATTTAAAAATGAATCACATTCTATTAAAGAATGGATCGAACATTATTTATCCAGAGGAGTTGAACATTTTTATTTAATCGATGATTCAAGCAACGATAATTATTTACAAGAAATTCAAGAATATATCAATAAAGGAATAATAAGTTTATTTATTGCTAAATGGGATCGTTATTTAGGCCGTCAAAAAGATATGTATAATTATTATATATTACCCAAATTAATTGAAACTGAATGGTTATTAATTGTTGATTTAGATGAATATATGTGGTCTCCTGATTCTATATTATTAACAAAAATATTAGATGAAGCTAAATATATCGGACAAATACAAGTAGAACATACTATATATGGCTCAAATGGACATATTACTCAACCAAAAAAAATAGTTGAAAGTTTTACTAAAAGAAGTGCCGTTCATCCAACTCAAATTCCAGGGAATCGTAAATATTTTGTTAATAGTTTATTTGGATTCTCTAGTTTGAATACACATCATGCTACATTTATAAGTAAAGAAGATGAAGAAAAACGTTTTCTATTATTAGATAAATCTTATTATATTTTAAATCACTATAATTCACAATCCAAAGAATTTTGGCTTAATGTAAAATGTACGCGTGGCGATAGTGATCAATATCGTATTAGATCAGAAGAAGATTTTAAAGAAGTAGATTTGAATGATGTAGAAGATACTAGTTTAGTAGAACAAAATAAATTAATTAAAAAATAAGTCTATTTCGCACTGGTGTGAGCGTTACCGTATTTGGTATATGACGTTACCATTTAGTATATCTATCAATAAAAAGTTCTTTCAATTTAGACATACCTTCTTTTGTATTCGGATTAATATATTCAAAATCTCTTGCTTTGTCATTCATCCGATCAACTGTTTCGTTATTAAAAGGAGCAGTCTCATAGGTAAGTAAATGATCTTTATACGGAGCCTCATATTTTATTCCATATCTATATTGATCAGATAAAGCACAATGATAATGAACATCTTTTATAAGATAATCTAAATTCTTATGTAATTTATAATTATTTCTTGCGATTCTTAATAATCTGTGTTCATTAAGGGATATAACGTGAACAAATTCCAGATCCTTTTTTTTTTTATTTTTTTCATTAATATATTCTTCGATATTGAATATATTTTCAATTAAATTATTAACGTTATCATTATAACTTTTTATTAACTTAACATAATCTTTTGGTTTCTTTTCAAGTTTTTCTAGTTTATCAATCTTTTCTCTTAATACATCAATTTGAGATTTATATGAATTAAGTTCTTTATTTGATTCATTAATATCCATATTTAAGCGAGCTATTTGGACTTCAAATCCAGTATATTCTTCAGAAAATATGTCGTGGGACCAATTACTTCGCTCATCACTTAATATAAGATTCACAACATGAGTATATGCCCCTGTTGGATTATAATTTAAAATAATATCATTATATTCAAAAGGTGTTTTATTCATCAACATAATTATGATTTATATATAATAATTTTAGAATTTGTATAAATCAATTTTTTATAAATATTTTTAAATTAACTTAAGAACATATGGATTATCAATCAATAATTCTTTCACATCTTCGTCATCTAATACTTGAATTAGTAATTCATTCATATTAGTTGCTTTTAAAAATGTAATTAATTTACGAAACTTTGGTGGATCTTCGATTAGTTCAGTTATTGCTGACTTTAATGTTTCAAAATTATATTCATTACTAAATTCTTCATTAATGTATTCTTCATTTAATACTGAGGGTGATACCTTTAATGCTTCTACTTTTGTTTCTGAATCAATTGGTAGTATATCAACAATTACTTCGGGTAATTTCTCTCCAGCAAGTGCTTGTTCAACTAATCTACGACAATCTTCATAACGAGCCTCTAAAATTTTCTGAGCATTAGGAAATCTTCTTTTGGCATGTTTTAATCCAATTGTAATTAAATCCATAATTGTTTCACCAGCCTTATTTACGTGATCTATTTTAGCGCCTCTATTAAGTAAATAATTAATACACATGTCACTTCCATAATAAGCAGCATCTGATAAACATGTATTCCCTGATTTTGTTGATGAAATAGTATTAATATAAATTGAATAGTCTGGACAGGAATCTAAAATATTAGCAAGAATTTCATGTTTATTACTCTGACATGAATTATAAATAATATAAATATTTAAACATTTACGCCAATTTATATCACTATTATTTTTATAATGTACAAAATTATTTACTTTTAGTTTTAGTTTTTTAATTTTATCATAAGTTGATTCAGATGATTTAAAGATCTCATCGATACTATCTCTGATTGGTTTAGGAACATAATTTTCATTTAATTCAATGTTACCTAATGTTTTCATTAATCTTTCTTTTCTTAATTCTACTTTTGGCGACTGTCTCTTATTACGAACAGTTTCCCATTCAATAGTTGAATCAAAAGTATTGCTCATTTTTATAATATACACTGAATTCATATAGAATATATCAAAAAATCAATTTTTTTAACTTTATTCATATACATTTTTTCAATTAGTTTATTAAATATTTAGTTTTATTTTTAGTTTAAAGCCTAGATATAATAAATATTATATAGTTATGATTAATATTACAGAAGCAGATACTTCTAAATTAGAAATAAATAAAACAACAAATCCAGGTATAAATATTACAGAAATAAAAGAAACAATTAATAATGAAAATGAAGATAAAAATAAAGAAGAAAATGTTAATGAAGACAAAAATGAAAAAGAAAATATTAATGAAAATGACGAGGATATTATTAAGGCTCAATTATCTGATAATTCTGAATCTGATTTAAGCTCAGAATTAGATGACAGTGATGATGATAGCGATGATGACAGTGATGATGACAGTGATGATGACAGTGATGATGACAGTGATGATGACAGTGATGATGACAGTGATGATGACAGTGATGATGACAGTGATGATGACAGTGATGATAACAGTGATGATGGAAATAAAGATTATAGTAGTAATGGAAACGAATTTGAAGGAGAAATTATAAGTAATCAATATATATTATTATATAAGATTGGATATGGATCATTTTCATCTGTTTGGTTAGCTTATGATATAAATGATGATAAATTTTATGCTTTAAAAATACAAATGCCAGAAGATTATGATGAAGGAATTAAAGAAGTAGAAATATATGAAAAAATATCAAAAATAGTTAAAAGTAATAAAGAAGTTAAGTCACTAATGACATTAAAAACATCATTTATTCTAGAAAAAGAAGAAAATCGTCATGTAATAATGGTAATGGAATTAATGGCTGGATCATTATATGATGTAATTAAAACAGATATGTATCATAATGGAATACCAGCTGAATCTGTAGAAAAAGTATATAAACAAGTAATGGATGGATTAAATATATTACATAATAATGATATAATTCACACTGATATAAAACCTGAAAATATTTTAGTATGTGGTATAAATAAAAAGTATCAAACAATCATTGATCAATTTAAAAAATTAAAATTAAAAGAAAAATTTGATTTAAATATTGCTGAAATTCGTAAGCAATACAACACAAAAAATAAAAGTCAAATGAAAAAATTTAGACAAGATAAATACATGATTTTATTAGAATTAAATAAATTTATTCATGGGATTATTGATTTTGAATCAATTTTAGATGATAGAACAAGTAATCATTTTACAGAAGATCAAATTAATAATATTAATGTAAAGATTGCTGATTTTGGATCAATCTTATATGGTAAGGAAATGAAAAAAGATAAATGGTATCCAGAAGTAACAACCAGATATTATAGAGATCCTCGTGTAATTTTAGGAATGAAATATGATTATAAAATTGATATACATTCAGTCTTATGTACATTACATGAAATTAAGACGGGTCGTATATTATATAATCCAGATCTATTAAAAGAAGAAGATGATGATGAAGAAAATGATTTATCAGTTGATTATTATCATGTTTTACTTTTATACAAAGATGGATTAATAAGTGATGATTGGATTAAATATTGTCCCAAACCTGAATTAAAACTAGAAATTATTCATTTATTAAAATCAAAAAATAAAAAAAATAAAAAATAGTAAAAATAATAGCATTATATATACCGTTATATACGATAATTATAAATAATCAAGAAATAAAAATTTATTTCTTGGTTTTTTGTGGGGAGGGGGTATCCATTTATGAGATGGATTTTTTTTGTGTTTTTTTCCATTTATGAGATGGTTTTTTTTGTGTGTTTTTTTCCATTTGTGAGATGGATTTTTCGTGTATGTGTGTGTGTGTGTGTCCTTATAACAGTCAAATACTACAGTAACTTCTAAAAGAAGCCACTTTCAGTACTAACTGTAATTTTGTAAATGACTCTAGAGTCTTACAATTTATTGTGTGTATTAAACACACAAATATTTAGATTACTTTGGTTTTAAATTCCTGACATCAACTGATTTAACATGAATCTTAGATTCAATAAAATCACTATCAATCTTGGTTTTACTAATACCAAACGATGCTGAACCATTCTTTACACTTTCTTTACTACAATAATTATTAAAGTTATCAAAAAAAGCACATGGATCCACACTGAAGCTTTTGCCCATTTTACTTTTAGAGTGATACGTATGATTTGTATCTCCCAATACCATGCGTCATTTATATATACCAATTAGTCATCTAATAATATAATTTTTTCAATTTTTTTAATAAATGATATGATTACCGCCAAATTCGGTATATAACGGTACTATAGTATTGGCTGTATTTAGTTTTGGTATAAAAAAATAAATAATTTTTGCTTTGTTAAAATCAATAAAAAAATATATACTATAATATATAATATATAGTTATGGGAGAAAGAATAAGTGTATTTTGTGATGGATCCTCTTTAAATAACAATTCTAAAAAAGGAGATAAAGCCGGAGGAATTGGAGTTTTCTTTGGAGAGAATGATGCTCGTAATATCTCTGAAGCTATTACAAGTGGTAAAATAACTAATCAAGTAGCCGAATTACTTGCCGCAATAAAAGCTTTATACATTTTAAAAAATGATAATTACAAAGGTTTCGTATATATTTATACTGATAGTATGTATGTAATTAATTGTATGGTGTCATATTGTAGAAAATGGGAAAAACAAGGATGGAAGAAAGAAGATAAATCTGAAATTGAAAATTTAGAATTAATTCAAGAATTATATAAAATGACTCGTGAAATGAAGGTCATATATAAACATTGTAAGGCGCATCAAGAACAACCTGCTAAGAAAGATTCGGATGAATATAAAATATGGTATGGAAATAATATGGCTGACATGTTGGCTACTGCTGCTTCTAAAGGGGCGATGCCCAAGAAGACAAAATAAAAGTTTATTTTATAATAAATTATATAATAATAGAATTTT